TCTTTGATTTGGTTAAACAAAATGAACTTTACATAATCATAAAAGACAATAACGAGCGTTATTGGGCTGTTGCTTGGAGTAACGGAGCTATGGTGACCACTGCGAGTCAGCAGACAGGCCAGGCCTATAACGACCTCAACGGTATTTCTGTTACGATGACTGGTGGTGAACCAAACCCAGCTCGTGAGATTGATGTAACAACAACTCTTGCGGCTATCGCTACAGGATTCACAGTTCAAGACTAATATATAAATAAAGGGGGGGTCATTCCCCCCTTATTTTAAGCCAACATTTTATAGATGAGATTACAATGGAAAGGTCGTTCATATAGACCAGCAACAAACTTTGTTAGAGTTTACAAACCCGATGTTAATGAACTGATGAAACCATTATCAATGAAATCTGGTTTGGGTTCAGCAATCCTTACAGGTCAATACATTTCAGGTAATGGAAATCAACCTGATGTTCCTGTTGTTTCTCCTAGTCCGACCGCAACAGCTCAACCGACACCCACTCCGAGCATTACAGCTTCACCAACTTTAACCCCATCCATCACTCCATCCTCAACGCCATTCCCATTCGTTCAACCAAGTCTATGGTTTGATGCTTCTGATAGCACAACTATGAACTTGATATTGTCGGGTGGAACAACTTATATTTCACAACTTACATCTAAAGGAACAAGTAATTGGACTTTAACAGGTCAAACATCTGATAGATACCCAACTTATTCTGCTTCAACATCATTACCTGGTAGTCCAAACATTATTAGATTCACACCAAATGCTCTTCCGACTTTGAGAAAAGGTTTGGTAGCTTTTGATAGACCAACTTTAACACATACTGGTTCAACAATCTTTATGGTTTGGTCTCAACCAGCTGGAAGCCCCGCATTCATAAATCAATTATATTCAGGTAATACGAATGGAACATTGGTTCAGAGTGGTACAGATACATTGGATAGATTACAATTTGGAGCAATAGCAACAAATATCCAAAATACAAATGTATATCCACAATCAACAGCTCAAAGTGCTGGTGTACCACCACCTTTTTCAGCAACAAACTTGAATGGTAAATATTTGATGAAAGCTGTTTTACCTGCTAATCCAGGTTATGGTAGTTGGGAATTGAACCAATCGGGTGGAACAGGAACACTATTATTTACAGGAACAACAGTAACTCCTCAGTGGAATGCATTTAACCTTGGTTGTACTTCTAATAACACACAACAATTATATAGTATCAACAACAACATTGAATTAGCCGAAATGATGGTCTATAACTCTGAATTGACTTCAGCAGAACAAGAAGCTGTTGAACTTTATTTAAGAGACAAGTGGAGATATGACGAATGGGCATCACCTGTTCCGACTCCTACGGCAACTCCTCAGGTTACTGCGACTCCGACCGCAACTCCTCAGGTTACTGCGACTCCGACAAACACCCCGACTCCAAGTGGTGTTCCTGCAAGTGGAACAACTGAGGCTCAAACTTATTTAAGAGCTGTAGTTGATGGCGGTGGAACAGGGATAACATCTACAGTATCTGCGGCTACAATAACATTATTCACATCATTGGTATCAAATGGACTATGGGATAAAATGATAGCATTCTATCCAATGTTAGGGGGTAATAGTTCAGGTTGTAAGTTTAACGGTAAAAACCCTGTTGATACGGACGGAGGTTATAGATTGGTATTTAATGGTGGTTGGACTTTCAATTCTTCGGGCTCAACCTCTAATGGAAGTAATGCTTTTGCTAACACTTTTTTAACTGCTTCAACAATAACTCCGTTGAACTCCCAACATATGAGTATCTATTTGGGTAGTAATGTTGCACCAGCAGCTGGTAAAACATACGCAGGAGTAGCAAGTTCTGTACCTCATTATTTTGTTATAGGACAAGACGGAACACCGAGATATTTTTATGGTGTAGGTGATAATGGTATTTTAACTAGTTTAACTCCTAACACACAGGGAAATATAACAATATCATCAAGTGGTAGTACGAATAGTGCTTTATATAAAAATGGTGCTTTCATTTTTAATGGTTCAAACTCAAACGCAAACACAATACCATTCTCAATATATTTGGGAGCAATGAATAACGCTGGAACTGCTATACAATTCTATAACAACGAATTTAGATTTGCTACAATGGGAGGGGGATTAAGTACACCTGAAGTATCTACTTTATCAACAATCATAAACACTTTCCAAACAACTATAGGAAGAAATACATATTGATATGAGTGAATTAGTCGCTATTTTAACAATTAATCAGAAGGATAGTTTAGAAGGACAATTAGTTTGTCCCGATGTTTTTTTTAATCCAACACTTGATGTAAATCAGGATTGGTTTATATCACAAGAAGAGATAAACAATTCAATTTATCCACAACATGATTGGATAAAGGATTTAACTTTATCAGTTTATGCAGGTCCTTATGTACCGCCTCAACCGACACCTGTTCCGTCTGGTTCAACAACCAACATCTAATTATGGTAAACTATATTATTTTTATCAATGAGCAAGAAGCTCAAAATTTAATCACAAGAATCAATACTTGTATGGGTTATCCATCTGCTGGAACAACTACCTATATGACTTCTCCTGATGTTATGTGTGAGTTTGATTTGGAAACAGGTGAAAAACAAAACATTGGATATGGTATTTTGATTAAAGATTTTATTCTTGATTGTTTAACAACTCAAGAAAAAGAAGAAGTATTTGCACTTCCTTCAAACATTAACACTTGTTCCTATGTGGTTTCAGGAGCAACAGAGAATATCTAATTATGTCTCAACAAAGGAGAGTATTTTTAAAGACTTGGTGGAGTCCATATCTTGGTGAGTGGAGACCATTCCACGACAATTATATCTATGCTTACAACACAGGTTGTACCTTCTCAGGTAGTGCTGTGTTTACGCTTGTGCCTCCTACTCCGAGCATTACACCAACTTTGACGATGACCCCAACGCCAAGTGTAACAACTACTCCAAGTATTACTCCTTCTTTAACCCCTACGGAAACTCCACAAATCACACCATCAGTAACCCCAACAATTACAAACACGCCATCAATTACGGCTTCAGAAACTCCAACTTTAACACCTTCAGTTACGCCTACGACTACTACTACATTGACTGCAACTCCTACGAGCACACCTGAAGCCACAACAACAAACACTCCTACTTTGACGAACACGCCAACCCCGAGTGTTACTCAAACGCAAACTGCTTCAAGTACACCGACTTTAACTCCTACGACAACTACAACTTTAACATCAACACCTGGTCTTACACCTAGCCCAACTAACACTGCAACTCCAACTAGTACACAACCTATATTCAGCCCATCATCACTCGGAAATCTTCAGTATTGGTTCAAATCAGATGAGGGAGCAACTGAATCTAGTTGGACAAACTATGGTTTAATTGGTTCAGCACTAACTCAATCGGTTGTTGCCAACCAACCAACTATTGTTGCTAACAGTACTTGGGGTGATTCATACACAGGACAGAGTGTATTTTTCGGTAGTCGTGATTTTATGGATTTAAGTCATCCAAGTTCAGCGACAACATTTACAGGAAAAACATTCTTTTTCGTATTAAAAGTTACTCAAAAAAGTATACAAGGATGGTCAATCAATGTACAGAATGGACCAGTATATACGAGTACAAATAACATTTGGGATTATCAAGTTTTTGATGGTACTTTAACATCCATATCAAGAAGTAAACCTACAAGTAGACAATTCAATTTTACAACAGGACATACATTGTATGCCTCATCTGGATTAACAACCACAGGGTTCACTGCATCTGTTAACGATATTATTGGAACATCGGGAACAACAACTTATAATGGTGAAATTGCAAACTTTATAAATTTTGGATATGACCCAGGTTTTTCTAATACAAATAGTATATCCGTATTTGAATTCCTTGGTTATAATAGGTTATTAACCCAATCTGAATTTAACCAAGTGTTGAATTATCTTAAGACAAAGTATAACTATTCAACCCCTCCTGTTACTCCGAGCGTGACTCCTACGAGAACACCAGCGGCAACTCCGACTTTAACACCTAGTCCGACCTCAACAATTCCTGTAACACCGTCAGTGACTCCGACAAGGACAAGTCCATCGTATTTATACTATAATGTTGAAGCTTATGATAAATCATCATGTGCTCTTGTAACAACAGGTGTTCTTAAAATTGAAACACCAGCAAGCTTAACAATTGGTTTCCATTATTGTAATAGTGCTTCAACTTACAAATATAAACTATTGAGCCTAACCTCAGGTCCATCTTCAAATTTCCAAATGAATGTTCCTTGGGTTGGTCAAGCAAGCTGTGGAGGATTAACTTGTATTTAATATGGCATATTCAGTAATCATAACATTAACAGATATGGGTTCAGCAGTTGGACCTTTTGACCTTTATTCAGATGTGGATAACTATGCAACCCCATTTGAATCAAACATACCTGCGTCAGCCTTTACCTTTGGTTATTTCACAACCCTTGTCCCAAATAACACACTTACCATCAAGGTTCAATCACAAGGTGAATGTGTGAATTTCATATTAGCTGTAGTTGAGAATTTACCAACATCAACTGTAACCCCGACCGTTACATCCACTCCGACTAGAACACCTGGTGGAACACCACAGGTAACACCTACGCAAACTAATACCCCATCAGTTACTCCAACTTGTGGAACATTTACAGTTCAATATCTTAAATCAGAATTGCAAGGTAATAGTCAAATTAGATTTAGACTATACAACGATGCAGGATTTACAAGTAATGCTAATGCTGTTTGTGATTATACCTTTACAGGAACATTTGATATCAATGGAGGGGCTATAAATCAGCCATATTCAACGGTAATGGCTACAAATGACCATGACCATTCTTTTAATGCAGGTAGTCAAATAACAGCTTATACGATATCTACAATTACTTATGCTTGTCCTTGTGTTAGTGTTATTTCAAATCTAATCACACCGACGCCGAGTCCTACCACAACTCAGACAGCGACCCCAACTTTGAGTTTAAGTGCTTCGCCAACCCCTACCCCTAATGTTACTCCAACTCCGAGCACAACTGAACCTGGTGGAACACTTTATGTTTACGCTAGATTTGTGAATACAAGTCAGGAGTTTGGTTATAGTTTAAATGGTGGTAGTTACATTGCAATTGGTCAACCTGGTAGTTCATCTTGTGTATTCGTTCATACGATTACTGGACTTGTAAATGGGGATGAAATTGACTTTTCTACACTACTTACTTGTGGTATAAATGGTGATACTGCCGATTGTCCTAACTCAGTTAGTGGATGTCTATATACTCACTTCTTTGTGAGTACAACGAATGTCTACATAACTGTTGATGGAAGTGTTTGTTGTTAAAAATGAATAAAAAATGATATACTTAGAACAAGGAAATAACGACCAAGAAGCACTTGTAACCTGTTCAAGGAACAAATCCCTGACTGGTGCGGTAACTTATTTGTGGACTGTTAGACACAAGTTATCACAACAGACAGCAAAGTTTATCCCCTATCGTGAGATAACAACTTTGGGTTATGAGCCTTCAAAGGACTTGTTTTATATTTCAATTGATGATACATCTCCTGAAGTATTGATTGGTAGTGCAACAACAATCTGTAATATCCATCTGATACCAGGTGAGTGGTATTTAAAAATTTATGAACAGTATTCAACCACGAATTTACAACCATCACAATCCTATGATGTTGTTTATGAGGGAATGCTTATTGTAACATCTGATGACCCAATTGGAACATTAAACTATACTGGTACCACAGAAGCTGTTATCATATATCAAAATTAGCCCTATATTTATTAGAAGATGAAAAAAGTTATACAAAATGTCGGATTTGCCAATGTTGTAGATACCTTAATAAAATTTGAGGAGCGTGTAATGCGTGGTGTGCCTTGGGTAAGTTGGGGACAAGATAATATATTTGTTATGGGTCTTTATGACCTATTGGACTTTTCTCCAATCCACAATGCTTGTGTTCGTTCCAAGATTGATAATATTGTGGGTCAAGGATTCATTACAGACTATCGTGTTTCAACAAAGGAAACTTTGGATGATGTATTCAAGGATATGGTATTTGACTATATCGTAACAGGAAATTTATTCATTGAGGTAATTTGGAAGGAAGATAGAAGCCAAGGATTAGCAGGATTACACTATATACCTGCAAAATATATGAGGGTTGGATTACCTGATAACGCTGAACTTGAGGTTGAAAAGTATTTCTATTGTAGAGATTGGTTGAACTTCAAGAAGGCGGGTGTTATTGAGTTTCATCAGTTTGACCCAAAGAATTTTACCAATCGTCAAATCGTTCATATTAGGGACAGAAACCCCGCATATTGGGCTTATGGAGCTCCGCAGTATCTAAGTGTCGTAAATGATATTAGACTCAACCACGCCATATCTGTGCACAATTTAGGACTAATTACCAATGGGGGTTATCCTGG